CTTCCTCTTCTTGTTGTTCAACCTCAGCTTCGGCTTCTTCAACTTCAGAAACGTCTTCAGCATTTTCAGCACCGTAGTTGGTGATAAACTCATCAACTTCGTTCCAAGATTCCTGTAAGTCCTCTTGGACAGCGCGTAAAGCATCTGTTGCTTTCATACCTAACTTCCTTCCATCCTTAGCACGTAACATCGCTATGGCGGTAGCTCGTGCCATCAAGTCATTGAATGCGGCAAGCACATCTTTGACTTGTCGTGAAAAAGAAACTGTTGTTCCTTCTTCGACATCTTCTTCAGTATCACTTACTTTGTAGTAAGTATTACCATCTTTATCTACTATCTTTATTGTCTTACCAGACTCTTCAGCTGCTGCTAAAGCTTTAGCTGGGTCCTCGAAGATTTCTTCTGTAGTAAAAATATTACCAATTGTTTTAGCTCTTTCAGATAATGTAGAAACACTATCCTTAAGTTCTTTTGGTAAGTCAGCATCTTCACCTAGAGGTATTGCATTTAAAATAACTTTCATATCATTAGCCATGTCATTTAAAAGTTTCATAGCTTGTTCTTCGTTATCAGATAAATTATCCTCGTATATTTCATTGACTTCTTCGTCTATGTTATCTTCATTAGTAATAACTTCTTTGACTTCGTCATCAATATCTTTAAGTAAATCTGTATTTGATTTAATAGCTAATGTGTATGTTTCTTGATTAGCCCCCACTAAGACAGGTGATACTTCAAACACTGTTAGGTCTTTTAAGAATCTAACATCTTCTTCGTTATCACTTCCATCTTTCTTTAGCTTTCCATATTCAGAATCATTAACTCTGTAACCAAAAGACCATTGTTGCATGTCGCCCATGTTCTTTACAATTTTGTAAGCTTCCTTTCCTGAATCAGTATCCATAAAAAATTCACCAGTAAAAGTTGCTTTATCATTATCTTCTGTAATGTAACCTTTACCTATTGGCATATCCCACTTGTGAGCCCATACCATTGGAACGTTTCCTGACTTGAATCCAGATTTAATTGCGCCCGGTTCAACAACATCACCATCTGAGTCAAGAGAATTAAATACTGAAAAGACTGCCGAGACTTTTCCTTCCGTTTCTTCTTTGAGTTGGAAGTCTATTTTTTTAACTTCGTTATTTTGCATGCTTTAAAAAACCCCTCTGTATACAGTTTTATTAAATATATCTTTATATTAAACAATAAGAGCATAATTTAGTGTTATTTAACACTTAAATAATTTATTAAGAATTTGACCTGCTTACCTTCTCCACATTAGATGAGAGTGGATGCGAAGAAGGAAGTAAGTCTACGTCATAAGGTTTTCTTTTAAACAAACCCTTACTTAATGCATATAGAAATCCTTGTACTCTGGCAAGACCCCAATGGTCTGCTGATGAGTTAGCATCTTTAACAGCTGCTTCATTATTTTCATATGCAACGTGTCCCCTGTTGAATACTGCAACTAGTGTCCTTAAGTTTGTTTTAAACAAAGGATTAGCTTCATTATGTATTGAGACTTTATTTGCTAGTATCTTACTAACATTTGTAGAAACCTTTTTAGAAAATATATTATCTAGTATTTGTTCTTTAACTTCTAAAGACTTTTGTTTTCTAGCTTTAATAATCTCTTCGTCTTTTACATTTTTAGCACTGTTCTCTAGTGCAATTTGAAATCTATTCTTTTCGGATTCATTTTCTAATTCTGATTCTGTTTCATGTAAAGTCTCTGCTTCTTCAGTAGAAACTTTTAATTCCTGTATGACTTCTACTTCAAGTTTCCCAGCCTCTATTATGTCGTCATCAGACTTTTTTATATTCTCTAAGTATGCTTCTGCTTCTGATTGTGTATCAAAACATTTAATAACTTCATTTGTATCATGGTCTAAACAACACCATGAACCATTAGGCATTTGTGCTACATATTTCTCTTCATTTCTTGGTTCTTCATCCATTACAATTTTTGGTTCTCTAAAATTAACAGCTGGGTAATCTTCCATACTAAGTAAATCTTTACCACCATAAGAAGCTGCTTCTAAAAATCTATCTCTTTCAAGTAGAGGTTTACCATCTTCAGTTATTTGAACTGTGTTTAATGGTCTTAAGTATATATCGTGCTTTTCGTCTGCCTCTAAACCTACAACCTTTCTAGCTTCTCCAATAGTTATCCAACCTCCTTGGACACCAGTATTGACTCTTTTGTAAAGCTCATCCATATCTTCTTGCAATGCTCTAACTTCTGAATAATCAAATTCACATTTCGACTCTTCATCTTTAAAATCTTTTAACAGTAATTGATGACTTAATTCATTAGATACTGTTTTCCACATTGGTATAAGTTTTTGTTCTGTAAAAAATTCTCTTAATTCTCTTGTGTTGTTATAAGTTGCAGAGTCTAAACCTGCACCAAGTCCAGCTAAGATTGCTGGTACTCCAAGAACAGCTGATATCCTTTCTTCTGGTAACCTTCTAAGTTCTTGTAGTTTCATTTGGTCAGGTGAGAAAGAAACTATGTCTACATTCATTGAGCCAGATAAAACCATTGGTGCGCCTCTGTTAGCTCCACCAAATTTAGTTTTGTATGATTCAGATATTGCTTCTGCTTCTTCTCTGGTTGGTCCACCTAGTGAATCGTTTCTTGGGGAAAGAACAACACCCGGTACTGCCATATTGTGTAATAAAGCAGCTGACCATTGTCCTGCAGCTTCGTCACCTAAAATTTCTCTTAACACTCCTTTTAGTGGAGCATGACCTCTTCTATGGTCATTAGGGTCAATACCTTGTCTTATGTGAACCATATCGTCTACTGGGATTATTAAGGGTTCTCCATTACCATGCTGATAATATTCGTAATGTGTAATGAGGTCTTGTTCATTACCTCTTACTTGAACCATGCCCGGCATTATTGGAACTAACTGTACAACTTGTCCTGTCTTGTTTCTGTTCTTGTATAAGAAAGCATCTCCAATAGTATTTATTGCTAAGACTATATAGTGATTAAGTAAACCTGCAGACATGAAAGGATTAGGCCTTGCATAGAGTTTTGTTATTGGATGATTGCCAAGTTTTTCTACATTACCAAAATTATCTTGTTTAATTACATTAAGAGTTGGTTCTGAAAAAGCTGTTGATAATACATTAAGACATGCAATAACTGCAGAGTTAGCGGAGCCATCTCCTATTTCGTCTAGCTGGTCAGTCTCCCAAAAACCTGCTGTTGTATTGTAGCCATACACTGAGGTATCATTACCAAACAATTGGTTATAAGAACCTTGACGTCCTTTATCTTCTCTACCCCTGAGTGCGTCTAAAGCTTTTTGAAATCTATTTCTTTCTTCTGCCATTAATTAATATGCTTCCCAGATTCGTCTCTTTTGCATTTCTTGTGCTCCTAAAGCTAAAGCATCTACCATGTCATCATGCGCACCTAAAGGGAACGTCAATAGTTCCCGCTCTAAATCCGGTAGCCATGGAGCTTCTGCTTTAAGTAAAACATCTCCGCTTTCCATCCTAGCCGATAATGGCAATGCTTTGGTTATTTTGTCTTTATCTGCTGGTAATTCTTGTACTCTGAATCCCTCTCTAATTAACATTTGTGAAACTGTTTTAGATAATCCTACTTTTTCTAGTAAGACATGTGACCAATTATATCTTTTATACATTTCAGTTATTTGAGGTACTATGTCAGGGCCTTCTACTTTAATTCTTTTAACATCATTAACAAATAATGTTCCATCAGAATGTTTAGCAAAATCTATAATAGCTGTGTAGTCTGAACTTTCTGAAGTAGTAACAGCAATATCTGCAGCACCAAAGTGTTGTAGTTCTAATGGGTCCCATTTACCAGAACCACCTTGCCATAATCCTTCTTCATTTTTGTCATAATAATTAATCCATTCTGGTTTAACTATTGATTGACCATTGTCTACAAACTCTGCTAAATACTCCTGTGTAAATATTATTGAACCAACTTCTTTCTTAGCTACTTCTATTTCTTCTGGGTCTATAGCTGGATTATCTACAGTAGCAAATCTAAATGTTTCCCAATTATCATCATCTTGTGCATTAGTCCATAAATCATAAAACCAATTGTTCATACCCATAGGTGTTGATATAAATAAACCTGAACCCTTTCTTTCTGTAAGTGTAGGTCTTAGTACTTCTCTCCAAACTTCTGGTTTAATAAAAGCTGCTTCGTCCATAACTAAGAAATCAAGACCTTCACCTCTTAGTCTTTGTGGATTGTCTGCAGACTTAGCTGCAATATATCCACCATTTTCAAAAATTACTTCCATATTTGCTAGAGATACTTTAGGTCTTATCTCTTGAGGAAATGACATAGCTGCTGCTTCAATTGCTCTCCATCCAACTCTTGCTATAGCAAATGTAGGTGCAACCCACCAAGCTCTTTTACCTTCTAAAGCTGCTTGCATACAAAGTTGTACACCTAATCTTGTTTTTCCAAATCTTCGACCAGCACATAATATTTTCCAACGTGCTTCAGACTTAGCAACAGTCTCTTGTGCTTCGTGTAATTTAGGTAGCTTTGCTGAATACTTTGCCATTAATCGCCTTCATACTCATCCCAAGTTTCTAGTAAGGCGAATACAGTTTCCTCTAACTTATCTAATTCCATTACTACCATACCGTCAGTTGTTCCATCAGGCATAGCTACAAATATAAAAGGTTTGTTATTTCCAATAGCACTATTGTTTTCATCTGATTGCTGTTTAGCAGCTTTGAACTTAGTCCATAATGTTTGAACTTGTTTACCTGCTTTAACTTCTACACGAACATGACCTAACCAACTTTCTTCATGTCCCATCATTGAACGAAACTTTGTATTAGGTATTCTTAATTTCTTACGAGCAAGGTTTTGTTTTCTTCTACCTTTGTTACGATTGTTCTTAGCTCTTCGTGCAGCTTCGCTTTTCTTAGGGTCATCTGGATTATATCTCTTTTGTCCCATTGCTACATTAAAACCCGGACCTTTCTCTCTAAGCTTTCTTGATTTATATTCAGAATAAGTTTCATCATCCCTCATATCAAATCCCTTATCTGTCGCCATCCTTACCACCTTAACTTTCTTTTCTTAGCTTTCTCATAACTCTTATAAGAAGCTGCTGATAAATCGCTTGGGTCTTTTTCCCATTCTACATCAACAGGAGTTTCAAACATTACGTTTCTAGAAATTTGTCTTTGGCTAGGACTACTACATTTAGGACAATTTATTTTAGGTTCTTCTTTTATACCGTAAGTAACTTCAAATAAAAATTCACAAACATCTTTAATACACTTGTGTTCATATCTAGGCATTGTCATTCTCTTTCAAAATCCAAGCAGCAGTAAAATCCATTACACCGAATAAAATAGTTATAACCGATGTTAAGTATGCCTCTTCGTATAATGCAAAACCAAATTCTATAAAGTGTGCAACGGCTCCAACTTGTAAAGCATATCTAACATACTTTCTTAATTTAGATTTCAACATTATTTCTACACCTTATGCAATAGTCATGTCTCAAATCAATAGACCAAAAATAATCTCTGCACTTGTTACAGGGAATTAAATGGTCTGGTCCATATTTGTTATCTAATGATATTTCCATATCTATCAATACCGATATTGACTTCTCTTAATTTAATTCTCTTCTTTTGAATAGAGCCATCTTTAGACATCCATTCAACAGTTGCTCTTAGTTGTTTAGGAAATTTTTGTTTGTATTCCCTAACAGCTTCTTTTAATCCTTTGCCTTTAACGGTAATTGTTTCTTCCCCATCAAAAACATATTCGTATTTTTTCATAAAATTAGTATAACGAATAATTTGTTAGAATACAGCTCTTCCAAAGAAGAGCCGATGATGGGAGGAGGTCGGTGTGGATGCCGACATAACTATATTACTTACTCTCTATCGACCTAGTGGTATTTCCGAATGCTCTACCATAAAATCTTTCTAAATATTTATCTACATAAAAAAAGATATCTTCAACTGAAGGGATAATAAATTTATCTACTGTTTGTTTTTCTTTAACCATAATTACTAAGTAGTCTGTTTCTAACTTTTGAATTTCGAATCTGCATCCTTTATAAATAAAATCTTTAATCATGGTTCTTACAGAATACCATATGAGTTTGGTATTTAAAAAAGATAGCCGCCTCACAGGACGGCCTTAATCTTCATTTGAAAAGTATTCTTACTATGGAACTTCCATAGACGATTACATTTTAATTATAGCGAGTTATACAAATATCCAAGCTGGAGTTTCATTTAATTTCTTGAAAATCTTTGATAGCATTCTTACATCTTCTAAAGCAGAGTGTGCTTTGTATTCTTCTTTAAACATCCACTTAGCAATATCTTCTTGAGTAGCAGACATATCAGGATATCTCTTCTTGACTTCTTGTTTAGTATCTCTCCACTTACACAAAGGTTGAAGTAAATTATATTTTTCGCAAGTTTGAATCATAACTTCTTTATCAAATCTAAAAGCATTATGTGCAACTGCAGTCTTACCAGTAAGAATACGAGATATTTCTCCATAGATATCTTTAAATTCATGTAAGTCATCTCTATCCATAAACTGATTAGGTTCATATCCATGAATATCTGTAGCCCATTTGTGTTTTAGATAATCTTTGTGTGGTTTTATAAACCAGTGATACTCTTTATCACTAGATAAATCTATTAAAGCTAGCTCAATAGGGTCATACCATTTCTTACCTTTAAAGTAACCTAACTTTTTATCTGGATTCTCTGTTATATTTGCACCAGTTGTTTCAAAATCTAGTATTACAAACTTCTCATCTGACATTTCTTAACCTTCTTATTGAGTATGGTACTCCAAGTCCCGTACTATCAAGCCATTTGAAAACATCTCTTCTAGTAATAGGCCCTAACAATGTAGGTTCATCATCCTCTTTGAAGTAATATATCTCCCAAAAGTATTTAAGATTTTCTTTTCTTGACGGTTTTCTTAGCTTTTTTCTCTTCTGCGAGTCTACGTTCTCTTCGGATTGCTCTTCGTTCTCTTTCGGATTTACCACCCCAAATACCAAACCTTTCTTTTCTAACTACAGCGAACTCTAAACACTCTTCCTTAACTGGACATTCATTACATATTGCTTTTGCTTTAACAGTAGAGCTACCTCTTTCTGGGAAAAACAAGTCCTGTTCCTCTCCTACACATTTAGCATATTTGTAAAATGGTGGGATTTCTAGGATATCAGCCAGCGTC